GCACACCATATATGATCATCACCATACACTACAATTGCTATATAACGCTCTGTAAGCAAAACATCTATCAAATGAGACAAATGTGGATGCATAGCTTTAATATGTTCACAATAACAATAAAAAATAAAAGCCATTATCCAACTATCCCCATGAGATGTCTCTTTACCCCCAGAATACATCTGACCTACCATAAATCGCCAAAATCCACCTATATGGCAAACCATTTTTGCACAAACATTCGTCGCCCAATACTCTAAAAGCAATCGCAAAAAACTTTTATCTTTCTCCACTATAGTCTCCCAATCATAATAAGGATACACATTCGCACAATATAATAACAATAACCAATCAGATATATGCTTATCTAATCCCTCTATGTCACCATCAACCCAATAAAAGTCTTTCAAATCACCATTCAAATATTTGTATAAAAAATACGCTCCTCCCCACCAATAGGTCATACCTATTCGAATAACATTATTTCTCTCCAATAACATGCGTTTCTCATTTACCATTATACACATATATATATGCGGCAAATCAGGGATAAAAAACTCCCGTATCTTCATAGTCATGGCTTGCAACTCTTTAACTGTTTTATATTGACCATATCGATACTCATCTTTAGCTTTAATTATGCAATTTATAGCCTCACACATCACCACCTCATCATTCCTAATCTTATAAAGCACTGAATGGAGCTTTCGCATAGCTGCTTCAACCAAAAGACACTTCTGCCCTTGAGCCACAATTCTCACCTTAGTGTTATTCCAAGTTCCTATCTTTACACCACCAGGCATTATACCTCCTGATGTAAACAACCGAATTTTTTTTATCAATTTTTTCGGATCGTAATCTAATTTCATAGTACCAAAATTCTCATAAACTCCCATATGTGACAACAAATGACCCAATGCTTGCGGAACATACTTAAAAACTACTAACTCTTCTGGACCTCTTCTAGTAGTCTCTACACAAAAATCTGAATATAGACGCAATGCCTTCTCTATACCCATATTCTCCTTAGAATGAACTATTCGCTTTTCCCCATACCATTTCTCGTAAACTGTATGCGCCCACGATAACTTCTGAGCGCACATTGCTCGCAATGTTGGTATTGCAGAAATTTGTCCATCCGGCATATGCCTAACTTCTTTCTTATCTATCATATTTAAATCCGGATAAACAACAGACCAATAATACCGCTCTCCTTCCTCATGAACTGGTCTCCACTTAGTGCACAACGGATCTTTAAGCGACGCCACACTATTAGAAACTGGAAAAGGAGCTTCCACAGCAACTTGACTTGAAGGAGTATAATACTCTCGC